AGGAACAATACCTATCGGCGCATATAACACTAGAAACAACAGGTAACGAACCATTCTTAATGTGATGGGATCTATTAACTGCACAGAATGTTCAAAATTGTTCTCCTTTGACGTACTTCCGCGTAGAGGCGCGGTATGTTTCGCATGCCACATAAAAGGCATCCGTCTAGGATTTGCGTATGGTCAAGAGGACTTTCATGGCCCGACCATTAAACAACGTCAAGATGAGCAAATGAGGCAAGCCACTGCTGCTGGCATTAAAGCCGAACCTATCGGAACCCGTTGGATCTAACATGTATTGGATCACCCCTATTGTCGTCGCACTTATTGGTGGTCCTCTAATGTTGGCTTTAAAAAGGTATGACACTCGCAATACTAGAGAACACGGCGAGAACTATAAAGTTCTTCGCCGCATTGAAGATAAAGTTGACCACATAGATGATCGTTTGGACGATCATGTTGAATACCATTTGAAAGAGGGATTATGAAATATTCAGAATCAGCCAGAAAAGCAGTTGCAACATTCGTGTTTGCCTCAACAGGTATTCTAGTAGGTGGTGCTGTAGGTGGTTTAGAAATTTGGAAAACAGCCCTTTGGACTGGTGTTGGCGCACTCATAAACTTTGTTTATCGTGCTTCTGAAGAATACATTAACACCTACGAAATTGATGAATCATAATAATGGCACGTCAAACGCATCTAGAAACACTCACCAAATATAAGCAGAAGATCGCTACGACAAAGCGGTGGCGTCGTGAAGAAGATTATGATGATCTTTGGCGTCGTCTAATTGACTTGTATCGCGGTAAGCAGTATGAGGACATTTCTCCTGAGGATCGTCTACTTGTTAATATTTCGTTTTCTACGGTAAACGTTATTGCTCCTAGTGTTGCTGTTAACTATCCTAAGATTGCTGTTAATGCTCGTCGTCCTGATGATGCACCTAAGGCTATTATTACTGAGGCTGTTATCAACTATTGGTGGAAGCATTTTAAGGTACGTCCTGAGTTTCGTAGGGCTGTAAAAGACTTTCTTATTGTTGGTCATGGCTGGCTTAAGTGTGGTTATCGCTATGTTGAAGAAGAAGAAATCTCTGAAGAAGGAGATCATTCTGATGCGCAGGTAGAAGGCAATCAGATTACGCCTACTATTATTGTTACTGAGGATCGTCCTTTTGTTGAGCGTGTATCGCCGTTTGATATGTTTGTGGATCCTGACGCTACTTCTATGCAGGATGCTCGTTGGATTGCTCAGCGCATTCGTCGTACTCTTTCTGAAGTTAAGTCAGATAAACGATACTCACGCGCCGCGCGCGAGAGCATTAACGCTACTTCTTGGGGTAAATACAACGAAGATCCTGCAAAGCGCAAGATCCAGGATACCGAAGAAGGATATGTTGAAGTTTGGGAATTCTACGACATTGTTAAAAAGACGATGTCTGTGTTTTGTGATGGTGGGGATCAGTATTTAGTTAAGCCTATGGATATGCCGTATGCTTTTGGTCATCCTTTTGTAATGATTCGCAACTATGACATTCCTGACTATTTTTATCCTATGGGTGATCTTGAGGCTATTGAGCCGCTTCAACGTGAGTTGAATGCGACTCGTACTCAGATGATGAATCACCGTAAACGGTATTCACGGAAATACTTGTACAAGGAATCGGCTTTTGATGCTGATGGTCGTGACGCACTCGAATCGGACTACGACAATGTTATGGTTCCAGTTGCTGGTGACGAGAACCTCGCTAATGTTGTTGCTCCTTTTCCTGCTGTTATGACTCCTCCCGAGTTTTATCGTCAGTCAGACATTATTGAAGGTGACATTCAGACTGTTTCGGGTGTTTCCGAGTATCAACGTGGTGGTGTTCCTGAGATTCGTCGTACAGCGACAGAAGCGGCTATTGTTCAAGATGCTGCTAATGCTCGTGCTGCTGACAAGTTGGCTACGATTGAGGGTGCTATTGCTGAGGTTGCTTTGCGTCTTGTTGGTTTGGCTCAACAGTTTATGACTGGTGAGCAGGTTGCTCGTATTGTCGGTAAAGATGGTGAACCTGTTTGGGTTACTTTTGATGCTGATTATATTGCTGGCGAGTTTGACTTTGAAGTTGAAGCAGGTTCTACTGCACCTAGCAATGAGTCTTTCCGACGACAGATGGCATTGCAACTTGTTGATGCTATGGCCCCGTTTGCTGGTATGGGTATTGTGAACATGCCAGCATTGGCTGGACATGTTCTACAGTTTGGTTTTGGTATTAAGAACCCTGATCAGTTCATTCAAGAAGCCCCGTCACCTATGGCTCCTCCTGAACAGGGTGGTATGCCTCCTGGAGGTGCGCCTATGCCTCCTGAGCAGGGGATGTTACCTCCTGGTGGACAACCTATGCCACCTGAGGGTATGGGTATGCCTCCAAGTAATCTTGGTGCTATGGGTCCTCTACCTCAAGGTCCTGAAGCACTCTCGGGAGTTGATCCTGCGGTGCTCGCGGCTTTGTCGCAGCGTATGGGTATGCAATTACCTAACACTTAATGTAACGCACTATTCCTATATGTAGAGCAACCATGTGGACTCTAAAGGAGAAATAAAGTGTCTGACACTTTTACAAATGACTCAGAATTCGACCCCATTGATGATGGACAAGTTGAAGGGATGGGTGAAGCAGAAGAATTTGATGCACCACTTTTAGATGTTGACGAATACAGTGATCACTATATTACTGTTAAAGTTGATGGAGAAGATGTTCGTGTACCTCTTTCGGAAGCAATTGCTGGTTATTCACGTCAAGCGGATTATACCCGTAAGACTCAAGAACTAGCATCACAGAAGCAGGAACTTCAATGGGCTTCTGCCATTAGGCAGGCATTGGAAAACGACCCTGCTGGAACTATTGATTTGTTGACTAACCATTATGGTGTGACTCGTAAAGAGGCACAGCGTATGGTTGAGGATGACTATTTCATGGATGAATTCCAGCAAGACGACCCAGTGGACAAGCGTCTGCAAGAGATTGATAAGCGCGTAAGTGCTTTCGAGCAGATGCAAGCACAACAGAGGCTTGAAGAGGAAATCCAGCGACTGCAAAACACTTATGGTGAGGACTTTAATCCTCAAGAAGTTGTTGCTGCTGCGCTCGCGCAAGGCAACAGTAATCTTGAAGCTGTCTTTAAGCAGGTAGCTTTTGACCGCGTTAGAACAAAGAAGGCAGAACCTTCTCGTGATACTAAGGCTGTTGAAGGTAAACGTAATGCGTCTGTCGTTTCAGGTGCATCGTCTGCTAAGGCTGGCAAGGATGCAGTCGGCACCGTCCGTTCAATTTCTGATGCCTGGAACTCTGCAAAGAGAACTCACGGCGTCTCCTAACCCTATAAAGGAACTATCATGGCAGGTAATGCTAACTTTGACGCACTTCTATCCACAACGATTGCGAACTATCGCAAGACCCTCACTGACAACGTGTTCACTGCACGTCCTTTGACCTATCATTTGATGGACAAAGGCCGTATCCGCATGTTGAATGGTGGAACTAAGATTGTTGAACCATTGATTTATGGTGAATCATCTACTGTTGCACCTTACAGTGGCTACGACACATTGGCTTTGACTCCTCAAGAAGGAATGTCGGCTGCTGAGTTTGATTGGAAGCAGTACGCTGTTTCTATCGCTATCAGCGGTATTGAAGAAGCCAAGAACAATGGTGAGCAGGCTATCCTTAACCTTCTTGAAGCCAAGATTATGCAGGCTGAAGAATCAATGAAGGAAGGCTTCAACCGTATGTTCTTCGGTAACGGTACTGACACTCTTGGTGCTGGTGGTACTGACAGCGGTAAGTCTTGGAACGGTCTTGGCAACTTGATTGAATCAGGTAACACTGTTGGTGGGATTAACTCGGCTGGTGGTCAGGGTAATGACTGGTGGCGTTCATATGAAGAGAACACTGCTGGTGCTTTGACACTTGCTCAGATGACGACTGCCTATAACACTGTCAGTGTTGGTAACGATCATCCTGACATGGTTCTTACCACTCAGACATTGTTTGAAAAGTATGAGTCGTTGCTTCAACCGCAACTTCGCTACACTGACACTAAGACTGCTGATGCAGGCTTCCAAAACCTCCTTTTCAAGGCTGCTCCTGTTGCTTATGATGTTCACAACACCGCTGGTGTTATGTACTTCTTGAACAGCAAGTACATCAGCCTTGTAGGTCACTCAGACAAGTGGTTCGCTAATACCGAATTCCTTCGTCCTGAGAACATGGATGCTCGCTATGCGCTCATCTTGTGCTACGGTAACCTTACGATTCGTAACCGCGAAAAGCAGGGTAAACTTACGGCTAAGACTGCCTGAGTTTTTCCGACAAGGAATACAGATGACCCACCCTTTGGGGTGGGTCTTTTGTTATTTAAGTAACGATCAATTCATCTTATAGGAATCTATTTTTAGGAGCAATCATGCGAGATAAACCCGTTGGTGGAAAAACCAAAAATCCAGGATCACCTTTAGCCGCTTACCAACGCGATAAGCGTTCAAAGACTTATGGTCCTACTGGCGGAGCGCAACCTACACCTAGTGGTCGTCGGGCAGCAAATACTGGTAAACCTAAAGTGAATCCTGGTTCACCAACAGCAGCCGCTGAACGAGCGTTGCGTGTAAGGCCTAAAAAGAAGGTTACAAAGCCTAATCCTGGTTCTCCAACAGCAGCTGCTGAACGTCAAACACGTTCACGTGCTGCAGGTTCACCTACTGCTGCTGCCGAGCGTGCAGGTAGTCGCGGTCGTACCGCGGCTAACACAGGTCGTCCTAAAGTGAATCCTGGTTCACCAACAGCAGCTGCTGAACGTCAAACACGTTCACGTGCTAATGCAGGTTCACCAACTGCTGCTTACGAGCGTAATAAGCGTTCAAAGACTTATGGTCCCACAGGTGGGGCGCAACCTAAGGCTAATCCTGGGTCACCTAGTGATGCTGCTGCTCGGTCACGAAGCAAGCCCAAGACAGATGCACAATTGATTGCTGAACACAGAAAGTTGCAAGCAAAACTTAAGGGTGTTGACTATAATGCTTTGGGTCGCTATATGGAAGCCAAGAACTATAAAGGTAAAGGCTGGAATACTAGGGCTTTCAAGTAAGTAGGTAACGATTCAGCCTACTAATGATGGCTGGAACACCTATATATTCATACTACGGAGTCTCTGCAAACATAGGCTCACGTCCCTTTGCTACAGCAGACGCTGCTCCCGCGCCAGCAGGCGGTATGCCCTATGCAGGGCATACACGCTGCATGGCTAACGAAGAAACATGTCAAGGCGCACGTGCCAAAGGAACTGATTACTGCATAGGTCATCTACGACAAAAAGAGAAGGAGAAGGCTAATGAACCTGGCTGATATCCGTTCTAAGATTCGTGAGATTGTTGATCTTGACGCACAGGATGTTTCTGACACTCTTTTAACAATGTACATCAAAGATGGTTTTGATCGCATTATTGCTTTGGAACGGCGTTGGCCGTTCTACCAAAAAACGTTTACTATGACCACCACTCCTGGTCAACGTTCGTATGCGATCAACACTATTGGTGATGGCAACTTGCGTGAGATCACTTCTATTGTTGATACCTCTACTGTTGGTAATCGTTTGGAGTATATTAGTTATGATGATGCTGAAGCGGTTTGGGTCGGATCTTATGACCAAGTTCAACGGCCATTGTATTTCACGTTGTGGCAAGACCAAGTGCATTTGTGGCCCAAGCCTGACACAACGTATCCGCTTACTATTCGTGGATATCGTAAGCCTAACAACTGGTCTATTTCAGATGTTACGGAAGTTGACGCAGACGAACGCCTACATCAGTGTCTTGTGTACTATGGGGTGGCGCAAGTGTACCAGTTGCAAGAGGACATTGAACTCGCCTCCTTCTATCGCAAATCATTTGACGAAGCGGTACGATTAACAGCCGAGGATCTTATGCGCCCTTCGTCGCAACGACCTCTCGCTGTTTCTGATGGTGCTCCACATAACTCTCGTCGCTGGTGGCTACAATCACTTGGTAGGACTCTTGGTCAATGAGCCGTTTGTCGTTGCTTCGTACAGACGATTTTACTGGTGGACTTAACCTTCGCGCTGATCCTTTCCAGTTAGGTCGTACTGAATCACCTGATCTACTGAACGTGGATGTTGATCCACGTGGTGGTTTAACTATGCGTGGCGGTATAACTAAATTGAATGCTTCTGCTATTGGAAGTATTGCTAATGGTTCGTTTAGTCCCAAAGCGTTGTACGCTTGGGATAACACTATCCCCCGTCTTTTGTTATCTGCAAATAATGCGGTTTATGATGCTACGACAACAGTGTTTACTTCTTTAGGTATTACTACGACTGCACCTTTTGGTGCGTCGTTTACTGCTTGGTCTGCAAGTACTGAAAGTTTTGCTTATATTGGTACTGGTAGTGCTACTTACAAATGGAATGGTACGACTGCTACTGCATTGACTGATGCTAGTACTGGTTATGCTAATGATTATGCTTCTCCTGTTACTGGCTTTGCTCCTAAGTGTCGCTATATTACGTCACATGTTGATCGTTTGTGGTGTGCGCATGTGACTGAGGGTGTTACTGATTACCCTAACCGTGTTCGGTTTTCTCATCCTATTAATCGTGAGTCTTGGGCTGCTGATGACTATATTGATATTGTTGAGGGTGGTTCAGGTATTACTGCGATCATTCCTTTTAACGGCAACCTTCTTGTTTTCAAGAAGCGTGCCGTGTTCAGTATTTTGGGTTATTCAACTGACACATTCCAGGTTGTGAACTTGACGAATGAAGTTGGTGCTGTCAATCCTTTGAGTGTTGTTGCTACTGAAACTGCAGTGTATTTTTTTTCTTGGCCTGATGGATTGTTTAAGTTTGATGGTCAGCAGTTTATGGATTTGTTTGCTAATATTCGTCCTTTAATACAGTCGGGTGGGGTTAATAATATTGCTCAGGATGAGATTCGTGTTTGTAATGTAAACCAAAAAATTTGGGTATCTTTACCTTTGGGTGATAGTGTTAAGGCTTCTGTTTCGTATGTTTATGATCCTTCTTTAAAACAGAATGGTGCGTGGACTAAATATCAAACTTCTGATGCAAAAGGTGTTGGTAGTGGCTGCAATTTTGTTACGTCTAATGGTACGACTTATAATTTGGTTTGCCATCCTTCTAACGCTTATGTGTTAAGAGTTGATCAGTTGAGTGTGTATCAGGACGATGTTGGTACTGGTGCTGCTAACTTTACTTCGTATTATACGACTCCTTGGCAGGATGCTAATAATGTTTCTAATCGTAAGATGTGGAGACGTCCTGACTTTGTTGTGAAGCAGACGAGTGTTGCTACTAATTTAAGTATTTCTGTTTTTCATGATTGGGAAGAATCTATTGTTGCTAGATTGTATATTTTAGGTTTGGATGCTTCGGGTAGTTCTCTTATTTGGAATGCTTCTGCTTCTGAACCTGATTCTAATCCTGGTTGGAACCAGGCTGATTGGGGTGCTAGTGCTACTGGTGCTGCTTTTGCTGTTGGCAAGTCTTTAGGTCTTTGTCGTAGCGTGCAATTAAAAATTCAAGGTGAGGGTGGGAAACCTTGGGGTGTTAACTCGATTACCTACAAATATAATCCAAGAAAGGTGCGTGCCTGATGGCTACTGCTGCTGTTACTTATGTGTTCGCTAATGGTACTAACGCTGATGGTGTTCAAGTTAACTCTAACTTTAATAGTGTTGTTAACTTTTTAAATACTGAAACTATGCAGCGTGACGCAAGTATTGCGTTCACTGCTGTACCTACTTTGCCTGCCACTGATCCTACGACTGCGAATCAGGCTGTACGTAAAGCGTATGTTGATAACTTTTTGCCTGCTGGTGTGATCACTCAGTATGGTGCTCTTACTGCGCCGACAGGTTGGGTGTTGTGTCAGGGTCAGGCTCTTAGTCGTACTAATCCTTTATACACTCGTTTATGGGATGCTATTGGTGTTAACTATGGTGTTGGTGATGGTAGTACTACTTTTAATGTGCCTAACTTGCAGGGTCGTATTCCTGTAGGTAGGGATGCTACTCAGACTGAGTTTGATGTTTTGGCTGAGACTGGTGGTGCTAAGACTCATACTTTGCTTCAAACTGAAATGCCTTCTCACACACATATTCAGGATGCTCACAACCATACGCAGAACGCTCACACGCATATTCAGGACGCGCACACGCATACGCAAGATGCGCATAACCATTCGCAGAACTCGCATAACCATACGCAGGATGCGCATAATCATACTCAGCAAGCGCATAATCATGCTGTTTATATTGATACTGCCGAAAATGGTTCGCATCGTCATAGTGCATTTTTGTCAGCATCAAATAGTGGTAGATCTAGTGGTGGTACTTCTACTGCAAACGTTGGTGGCGCTGACAATACTGGTTATGCTGGTACTCATTCTCATTTAGTTGCAGGATACACTGCTGATAACACGCCTTTAAACAATGCTAACACTGCCACCAACCAGGCTACTACCGCAACAAATAACGATGCTACAGCAACTAACCAGGCTAACACTGCACTGAACCAAAATAGTACTGCTACTAACTTGGCAGCTACAGCCACTAACCAGTCAACTGGTGGAGGTTTAGCACACAATAACTTGCAGCCTTATATCGTGGTGAACTACATTATCAAATTATGACTAAATGGACTGCGCCTGACGTTGCATCCATTCGTGGTGACAACAGTAGACCTCTACAAAAGATCTTCGGATCTTTAACAGAGTACCTTAAAGACACTTTAAGTCAGACGACAGAAGTTTCTCAAACGTATGTGCGTAATGGTACTGTCGTATATTTGCATGCTCAACAAGGTGATCGTGCGACTGTTAAACGTGCGTTTAATACGAGTGATGCCACGAGTGCTAAGACTCTTGGTGTCGTCGCAGAGTTAATTCCTGCTCATGGTGATGGTCTTGTTACTACGATGGGTTATTTAGAGAAGGTTAATACTTCTGCGTTTACTGCTGGACAAACTTTATATTTGGGTGCTACTGCTGGGACGTTTACTGCTACTAAACCTGTTGCTCCTAACCATATGGTTTATGTTGGTGTTGTTGTTCGTGCTAATGCTGGCAACGGCATTATTTATGTCCGTTGTCAGAATGGTTATGAGTTAGATGAGATTCATGATGTTTTGATTACGTCTCCTACTGCTGGGCAGACTTTGTCGTATGATGCTGTTAATAGTTTGTGGAAGAATGCGACGTTTAGTGATGGCGGTGGGTTGACTAACCTGAACGCAAGTAATCTTGCGTCAGGTACTGTTCCTACTGCACGTGTGAGTGGTTCTTATACGGGAATTACTGGTGTTGGTACTGTCACGGTTGGTACTTGGTCGGGTTCGTTTGGTGCAGTATCAGGCGCAAACTTAACTTCATTGAACGCATCAAACTTGTCTAGCGGTACTGTTGCTTCTGCAAGATTGAGTGGTGGCTACACGGGCATAACTGCTCTTGGTACTTTGACTGAACTTTTAGTAGGCAAAAATTGCACTACTGCAACGGTGGCAGCAGCAAATGATACAGGTAGTTTTTCAGTTAGAGGTAATGCGTCGTTTCCAGCCGTCATGTCTTTCCATAGGACTGGGGCTTATGCAGTAAACTTTGGTTTGTCAACAAGCAATGTTATGGAGTTGGGTGGCTGGTCTGCTGGTGGTATTAAGTTCAGCGTAAATATGGGCAGTGGTGATGTGACTGTTACTGGGAGTTTGGCTCTCTCTGCTTCAACTAACGCTTATGTTTCGTATGCAAACACGCCTGATAGTGCGTTGCCTTGGATGCAAGGGCCGACATTTCAAGGTCAAACAGGTTGGGCTTTTTACTCGGCAGTTTTGGGTTCATACCGTATGGGTTTCCGCAGCGGAAGTAGTGGTGCAACGAGATATATGTGGTCTGCCGATAGATGTTTGTTTGGTTCGCAACCCAACGACGGTCTTATGAACGACACAGTAAATGTTATTGGTAGTTCAATTTGGGTGCAATCAATGCCTGCTAGTACAGGGGCAACTGTAGTGAACAACTTTGGTTTTCTACGGTATGTCAGTTCACGCAGAGAACTAAAAGACAACATCGTTAGTGTTGAATCATCTGATGGTCTTGATCGCGTGCTTGCGTTACGACCTGTTGAATTCACAATGAAGCCTGAACTTCTAGCAGACGCAAACGAGTACACGCCATTTGATGTTAAGCGTGGATTTATTGCACAAGAAACAGCGGAGGTAGATCACAAGTACGGTCAATGGGGTTGGGTCAATGAAAACCAAATGATGGCAACAACACCTGCTCTCAATGGTGAATTGCCATTAGAAGATGCAACACCGATCTATTGGAACCACGACGCTGTTATTGCAGACCTTGTGGCAAGTATTCAAAATATAAACGCCCGACTACAACAATTGGAGACAGTATGAGTGAGCAATCACAGGTAGATGCAGGCAAAGTTATTGAGTCTTTGCTACGACAAGTAGCGGAATATGCTCAGAAGGTTGCCTTGTTGGAGGCTTTTGTGGCTTCTGTGGATAAGGGTGAGGGTAACGAAAAGGGTGATTAGTGATGGCTTACACTGATATAGGTTTAAATTACGAACCAAGGAAGCGTGCCGCTGGTCAGCAGCGTGACGCTTCTTTAGCGATGAATGCGTTTAGTCGTATGTTGTCGCAGCAACGTGGTGCTCGTGATGTTATGGCTACTGATAAGGCTGCTTCTAAAGGGCTTGAGGGTTTTGGTGCTGGGTACGGTAAGCGTGGTTTGCGTAATAGCGGTATTTTTAAAGGTGCTGCTTCGGACTATTCGCAGAATTGGATGCAGCAACGTAATGATCAGTTGGATGCTTTGCGTCAGCAGATGGCTCAATATAATTTGCAGGATGCTCAGTCTCAGGCTGGTTATGAAGGTACGTTGGGTGATATTGAGTTGGAGAAGCAGCGTGACATTCTTGGCACTGCTGCTTCCTTACAGGGCTTGCGCCCATTTTTAGGAGCGTGAGTTATGGCTACAGTTGATCAGATGGAACGGGATCGTAAAAGAACTGTTGGTAAACCAGCGACTGTTTCTGCTTATAAAGGTCCGAGTGGTGGTGTTCAACCTGGTTTTAGTGCTGCTGTTCAGACACAAACGAATTCGGCTAAACCTGGTGTTTTTGCTCCTGATGAAACTTTTGGTGATTACGCCAATTTTTACGGACAGATATGGGATCAAAATAAAGCTGATCCTACGTTAAAATTTTCTCCTGCCGAAATGGATCAATACGCTAGAGCAGCAATGGCAATGTTGCCTACTAATAAGCCTAATCCTAAAGCTAAACCTGGAACTGGTGCGGCTCCTGCTGATAAGAACGCTCCTTTGATGTCGGCGCTCACACAGTACGCAACAGGCATGAATGCTTCTGCTGTTAATCCTGCTATTAATGCTGGGTATGGTCAGTTGTCTACTGATGCTCAGGCTCGTGCTAAGGCACAGCAGGATATGATTGACCAGTTTTATGGTGGTGCTGAAACGCAACTTGGTGGTTTGAATACTAATGCTTTGAATTTGTTGAAACAACAGTATGAACAAACTAGTGGTGAAATTGATACTCAGGCTGAGGCTGGTCGTACAACTATTGATGAGAGCACCCAGCGCGCTTTGGCGGCGCTTGGTGGTCAATCTAACCCTTACGCCAATTTACAAATGGCTGATATTGGTACTGTAAGCGATCCTATGGCTGCCTATAGCCAGGCTGTTGGTGCTTCTCAGGGTGGTATTAATGCTTTACAGCAGATGTTGCAGTCTCAGAACGCGGCGACAAGCGGGGGGTTCGGTAATCTTGCCCAGTTGTTGGGTGCTTCGAATCAGTCTGCTCAGCAGTCTCGTATTGGTGATGTGAATGTCGCTCGTGCGGGTGCTCAGCAGGATTTGGCGGCCAATCAGCGCACTGCTGGTATGCAGGCGTTACAGCAGTCGCAAGCGGCTCAGCAGGCTCAGCAGGCTCAGTTTGCTCAGGCTATGCAACAGTTGGGTCAGTCTAAGTTGCAGTCAGGTTTGCAGAATCAGAGTGGTTTGGGCGACTTGCAGAATCAACTTGGTCTTGGTCAGTTGCAAGCCAATTTGACTCAGGGTTCTAATACTCAGGGTCGTCAGGATCAGTTGATGCAACAGTTGT